CTCTAATTATCTATTAGATAACGTTGAGGTCGAGAACCGTTACGGTACCGTAGAAGTCCGCTCGGACCATCTTCTTACCGTACCGAGTCATAACACCCTTGCGAGGAGTGAAATCCTCAGGGGCGAAAATTGTCGGGGTAACGATAAGTGGCACATACGGTGCGTAAACATAGCCTGTTTCCAGGTAGCTTCCGCCCTTGTAACCAACAAGGATCTTATTTCGTGGGAAATAGGGGTCCTTGTAGACCGTAAAGCGATTACTGAGGGTACCTGCCTTTTCACAACCAAGTGTGAAAGGAGCACCAACCTGACCATCACCATCCAGGCTGTAAGAAGGTCGATAAAGCACTGAGGCTTCAAGGATCGTCGCAACATCGGGACCAACAACAATGAAGTTAGCGGAGCCGCGGAGCGTCTTACGATGAATAGTGTTACCAGCATCGATGATGGTTTCGACCAAAGTCTCATACCATTCTCGAACTGTTCCAGTAAAGGATGGAGCACCACCGCCTGGTAGGGCAGCAACAACGCCGGTATCCTTAACCAGGAAATTACCTGGCATACGAGACCAATAAAGGTTAGCACCTGCAGCCTGAGTAAGGAGGTCATTGAGAATCTCCCGATCAATCTCTAGAGCAACCTGCTCAGAAAGGATCTGGGTGAGTTCAACCTCAGCATCAAGACTATGGTAAGCGTTGAGGTCCTGCGCCAGTTCTGGCGACCAACGGGCTCGTAACTTACGAGTTGCAGCAGTAACAGCGACTGATTCAATTTTGATATCAATCTCTGGAATCGCCGGAGATGGGTCAGTACTGAAATTCGACTCAAAAGCCGGAACAGTTAGACTATCACCGGAATCACCGCTATAGCGCTCAGGGGAAAGAACGAAAGATACACCGACCACTTCAGTATCAGCTGTAATGCCGCTTGTATCACAAATCGTTAGGACATGAGCACCGGTAAGAGCATTAGGTGTAAATACACCGCTTGCCATATCACCGCGTCGATTCAAGCGACGGATGTTACAAACACCACTTCCGCCTGACTGAACGTTGGCATCCTGAACCGTACGAACAAGAGATGATCCACCTGCAAAGACTGAAACATCCTTGATAAGTGTAAGATCGGCCCCTGTAAGACCACCGGCTGGAAGACAAATGGCTCGAAGACCAGTGTTTGAGCCACTATCGGCTACTGCCTTGATTACCGCTGGATCCCATTGGATAAGCTTAAGGTCACCAATAACGATGGTACCATCAGAACCACCGATAGCAGAACCACCGCCCATTGCAACGGTATCACCGAAAGCACCATGCTCTCCAGCTGTTATAACAACGCCGCCTGTAGCTGCCGAGGCACCCATATAGGTGTGTACCTTGGAAAATCCGCTACCTGCGAGGTCATATTGGCCACCCTGCATGCTTGAACCAGCTGCAACGCCGGCTCCGCCTGGGGCATTATAAATAGAATCCCCTGCAAGATGAGATGCCGTACCATCAGATGCAGCACCGCCAGTAGCAGTGTCATCATGACTAACCTGGGCCGCGTCGCCACCCTGACTTGACCCGTAGGCATAATCAAGATAGAAAAGCAATCCGGAAGGAAGGCTCATCGGTTGAATTGAAACCAGGTCGTTTGCTACCAAGCCACCAAAGACTCGACGAACGATCGGGAATGCAATATTTGTAAAGCCACGAATATCGCCTTGGCCATCAGCAGTGTTACCACCACCAGCACCTAGCGAGTTAGCCTCACGAAGTAATTGAGACGCTTGGTTTTCCATGAGCATTGCCATGTTCTCTCGATGAACGCCATCCAAGCCACGAAGTAGACCCGTGCGGGACCATTTTTCGACCAGTCGACGATTAGCGAGACCCAAGTGCCGCTGACGAATTCCTTCTGTCAGCTGATTGAGTGAAAAGTTCTTAGACATTTTGTATTCTCCTAATACTAATAGTGTTGTTGTTGTTGTTTATCACTTAGTGTCCTTGCCTGAAATACCTGCAAGAACTGCCCAGCGATCTACCTCAACACCATTCTGGGCGGGACTAGCCGACCGGGTTGATCTGGAAGATGATCCGGATGTTCTACGAGTTGCGCCCTCTTTAAGGGAACGACTACGAGTACGTCCAAGTGAATTAGTCAAGCTCTTATATAAGAGTTTGGCTTCTCTCAGTGTCTTAGCTCCGTCTAGAGCCTCGACGATCGCCCTTTGTTGTTTGGGCGAAAGATTTCTGTTCTGCATAAGCTTATTTGCATATAGCAATTTGGCATTAAACAGATTCATTTCGGTTAATTGACCACGAAGAGACCCAACGGCCTTCTTGTAATCACCAAGCTTTCCTTTGAG